GCCAAAACTAATCCCGCTCATTTCACGAGCCTCTGCAAAAGCACCTGTGAGCGCATCTGGTGAAACTGGCCCCGGCTTTCTTCCCCCGCGCCGGACTGCAGAATAAATCAGGCTATCCGATGGGTTATCCTTCCGGCACTCCTCTACGATCCCCTCCAGTGACATCCCCAGTTCTTTCAGTTTTAAATCCAGTGGCATCGCCAGCTTATGACCAGTCTTGTTTTGCGTAACAAACAACCGACCATCCTTGATCGCACTGAATTTCATACGCGTTACATCCTCCCGGCGCTGTCCGGTGAGCAGGCCAATGTTCATCGCATTTTGCAGCCAACCGCCCATGCTTTCTGCGGCCTTGCGGATAGCAAGAAATTGCTCAAGTGATAAGCGCTCGCGCCTAACTTCAGGTGATGGGGTTCTGGTTGGCTCTACGGGATTCCTGTCGATAATGCCTTCAACAACAGCCTCACGGAAAACATCCATCAGCAGCGATCGCAATGCAACCGCCATGCTGTGCTTCCCACATTGGACATACGTTTCAAGGAAAACTGCAATATCACGCGTACTGATCGCGGTAATAGGCCGCCGACCAAACTCGACCTGAATGGTAAGCAACTGGTTGCTGCGTATTTTCATGGTGCTTGGCTTGAGGTTGCGACGCCCCAGGATGACGTCATACCGCTCAAGCCATTTACTCACTGTGAAATCAGGCGCCTCTTTAAGCCGATCGAGAAGGGCGGATGGTAGGTAGTTTTGTTCAATGTAGCTGTTCGCTTCGATAGCCTGAGCAACCGCGTCCTTGCGGGGTATCTTACCCAGTGAAATCTCCTGACCGGTCACAGGATTTCGCCAGGAGTAAATCTGCTTCGTTTTACGAAACGTCAGGTTCCTTGGCAGATTAGCGTCGTACCGCTTTGGCCTGTTCGACATGTTTCAGTTTCTCCATCAGCGAGCCCTTTTTCGGCGGTGCTACGTATTCCGGCCTGCGCTTCATCATCTTCTTGCGCGGGTCAACGTATACCGAATCCGGTTCGAGTTTGTATTCTTTTCCGTGAAGCTCCGGGCATGGGTAAATCCTGCCCTCCCTGACCCAGCGGCGCAGGGTGGATAAAGAGGGCGGCTGCGAATATGTTGCCGACGCCCACTCCTGAAGGTTCATTAGCTTAGCCATAATTTCTCCTGCACTTTTTAACAGAACTTTTTCGCAAACTAACGCAAGTTTTCATTCGGAGCGATCTCTACTCCTTATATAGCCAGTTCCAGACCAGCACTATGCAAATAAAAAAGGCGAGCCATGTGAGGAACTCGCCCGGGGAGAAGTTGCGGAGGGTGTTCATGTTTTGCTGCTCAGGATGTTGAATGCAGTTGCTGCCACTCGTGGAACTTGTCCATTACCAAGGGCTTTAAGTCTGTCCACCCCATAGGCCACATCATCAGCCACTCGACATAATCGGGGCAGGCGTTCAGGCCAGGCGTTTCCTCCCCGCCAGCCTCCAGGTGCTGCCAGGCTAGATAATCCTCGAGGTTGTGCCTGTGATCGCCAGTCCTCGCCCGACACCATGCTATTCCATGCCCGCCCATGCTGGCCCTTGGGGTAGGCAACAAGCCAGATTCTGTCGCGGTTATGGGACGCTCCGCACTCTGATGCTGAAATACAACACCATTCCGCATCGAGCCCCAGCGAGGCAATATCACCAAGGACCACGGCAAGTCCTCTTCCCACAAGCAGAGGTGAGTTTTCCAGCAGCACGTATTGAGGTCGAACCTCATCGACGATTCTTGCCATTTGCTTCCAAAGTCCCGATCGCTCTCCTGATATTCCTGCTCCGGAGCCTGCCGCTGAAATGTCTTGGCAGGGAAACCCGCCAGAAATGACATCAACAATTCCTCTCCATGGTTTTCCGTCAAAACTGCACACGTCAGACCAAATCGGGAAAGGCCGGAGAACTCCATCATTTTGTCGTTTCGCCAGAACTTGTGCGGCGTAAGCGTCACGCTCAACTGCACAAACTGTTCTCCATCCAAGGAGGTGCCCGCCGAGTATTCCTCCGCCAGCGCCTGCGAAAAGAGCCAGCTCATTCATTTATTCCTCTCACTGTCTTATCTCCTTATCCACCTGCCGCACGTAATAGCTCAGCCATAGCTTCGCTGGAAACGTATTTGGCGGCAGGGCGGTAATTGATTTGGCGTGTTTGTCTAGAATGGAGGTAGTGATGCGGTCGTGATCTGATTTGGGCCTGCCATCTATGGCATTGATGATTTCGCTCCTGCACTTACGCGCTACGGCCCTTAGCGCATTCTCTGCTACCGGCGTCACGCCACCCTCCTATGCTGCTTAGCGCGCTCAATGCGCTCATAATCTTCCCGGCACTCAGCCGAACAGAAGCATCCCGTGTTCACCGACTCTTCGCAGTAATAGCAGGCACCAGTGAATTGCATTTCCGGGTGCCTGCGGTTAGCCAGCGCGATATTGCGCTCCAGTTCCTCAAGCTCAGCGGCCTGGTCTAATTCGTCAGACATGTTCTACCTCCGAAATTTGGGTGTAAAAAAACCCGCCGGAGCAGGTTGGTTTTTTTATCTAAATGGTATTTATTTAGGATCGATTGTTACTTCAACCCGTATACCAAAGATGTGATATCCATGAGCCCTGATATTCTCCTCTGCCTTTTCAGCATTGAGGCCGATGATTCCTGGCTGAAGGGTGAGGCCAAGATTAAATGGCGATATATTTGCGAATGCTGCGTCTTCAAGGTTAAGAGCCTTGCCAGTTACCTGACTACCTGCTTGAACAACTAGAAACTTGTTGCGCTGTATATTGCTCTGATAAATATCAACAATCATTTCCCTTCATCCTTTTCATAAGCCGGGTCCAATCCCCGTGGAAACCTCATCGACTGTTCCCTATAAAACTTTAGCTATACACGCAACAAAAAACGTCTCGGTGGGCAGCTTTCCATTAGTGCTTAGGCATCTTTATGAAATATTCATCTCGGCCATAACCATCTTTCCTCTTCTTTATTGGCAACTGCTTCGCAGCCGAATACATACCCCTATCGAGGTTAGCGTAGCCATAAGCTCCATGCTCATCAGCCTTTGTTGCGACCGATAAAACTTTACTCTGCTCTTGGCCATCACACATAACGAATATGACTTTAGCCTTGATATAATCCCTCACAGCCTCTCCTCTTTCTGATAAGCCGGGTCAGTGCCGCGCGGGAATTGCAGCGCAACGTTCCTGTAATGCTGCAATCTCTCCCGGAAATACTCCCTCATAGCTTCAGGCTGCTGCATCTCCACTTCATGCGGGATAACAGGCTGATTCATACGCTCCTTGTATGCGACACCTGACGCGGCTAAATCCACGTTAATCCTGTCACGTTCTTCTCTGCTACGTCCTGCTAAGTTGTGTGGCATCACTATGTCCTCCTTAAGCGAGTATATAGCGCTATCCTTAAAGCAGGAGGTGTTTATGTGTGGACGTTTTGCGCAGTACAGCAGCAGAGATGAATATTTCGAAGCCCTCGGCGTGAAGCCTGACGAAATTATCTATGACCCTGAGCCGATAGGGCGCTTTAACGTGGCTCCCGGTACAAAGGTTTTGCTGCTTAATGAACGTGAGGATGAATTGCACCTTGACCCTGTTTACTGGGGCTATGGCCCTGAATGGTGGAACAAGCAGCCACTCATCAACGCTCGCGGCGAAACTGCTGCAAGTGGACGTATGTTTAAGCCTCTTTGGGAGCACGGGCGTGCAATCGTGCCTGCAGATGGCTGGTTTGAATGGAAGAAGGGCGGTGAGAAGAAGCAACCCTACTTCATCTACCATAAGAAAAAGCACCCCTTGTTCTTTGCTGCCATCGGCAAATCGCCTTACGACAAAGATCATGGACATGAAGGCTTTGTCATTGTCACTGCTGAAAGTAACAAAGGCATGGTTGATATCCATGACCGTCGACCACTGGTACTCACCCCTGACGCAGTTCGGGAGTGGCTTAGTTCTGAAACCAGTCCCGAACGCGCTCAGGAAATCGCACACGAAGCGGCTCTCCCAGAAAAAGACTTCTCTTGGCACCCAGTGACCAGCAAGGTCGGCAACATCCATAACCAAGGTAAAGAAATGATTAAGGAGATCGACCCCTCATGAGCATGGAAGATTCAAAGAGAAAACATGAAGCTGTAATTCACTTTGGCGCAGATCACATCGTAATTGAGCGCAGATATCGCGCTCTGGGTGCTCTGAACGATTTACTGATAGCTGTATGGTTTTTAATTGGGAGCATTTTTTTCTTTTACGACTCACTAATGACTGATGGTACATGGTTGTTTGTTGCTGGAAGTCTCCAGTTACTTTTACGCCCAGTGATAACGCTTGCTGAGCTGATACACGTAAAGAAGGCATATGGCAGGAGCTAGGCTTGAATGTGACCATTATTCACTCTCCACGCGCTTAATGATTGGCAAGATCGCCGCCTACAGCGTGTCACTCTGTACTTTGAGCTCATTGAAATAATCCGGTCGGACATAATATCTTTCTTAGCTAAGATGCGGGCTTTTATAAATCACAACTTCACTCATTCTCTTACCCCTAATGCCGCTGTCAGGCTCAATGCTGCGGGGAAAATAGTCAGATAGCAGGCAACAAAAAACCGCCCGTAGGCGGCTTCAAGGTTTTAATCAGATTAATCATCGTACCCGGCAACCTGACGCAGCGTCCGCTTAGGCGAATCGCCCGGACGCCGGGGATCGTTATTATGATTGCTGGTTCGAATGGATGCCACCACCCACAGAGTCATGCGTAGCGTTTCTGCTTTTTCAATCGAAAGAGGGCTAAGCTCACCATTGTCGATCATGTTGCTGATATCTTTCAGCATGTCCTCCGCGTAACTGAGGTAATCGTCTTCTTCGATGACTTTCTGATGGAAAACCTCACTCAGGTTCGAAAGATTTTCTTTCAGTGAGTCTACTTCGGAATTCAGGCGGGTATTTTCCTCATACAGCTCTTCATACGCTGCTTGGCCTTGTCCGGCCTGATCAGCCATATCCTTCAGCTGGTTTACGTTATCGATAGCCTGTTGTGCTAATTGAGTTGTGTCAGCCATAGTAGATTCCTTTTTGGTGAAATTACGAATTTGAATCCTACTGGTCTAAAGCAATTTAAATCATTTATCTTCAGTAGGTTATGTTCTTGCCTTACATAGATACATTACGCGTGGACAAAGAAATTTAAAAGCCAAATACTGTTTATGCATACAGTAATTTTGTGTCATAAATTTGGCTTAGTGCCATCGTTAGCTTTGCTGCGCTCCTCCAGAAACCGTATCCGGCTGCGACTGGCTCGCTGGCGAACGGACTCGTAAGATCGGTTGAGTCGCCGGGCTATAAGTTTGGGTGGGATGGTTGCTGCGAGTTCTTTAAGAAGGCCTATTTCATCGGGTGACCAGCGGCGGCCAAGAGTTAACTGATTGCCGCGACGCCGGTATTCCTGAATCTGCAATTTCACCTCCTGCAAATAAGTTTGTATATGATTGCTAATCCTGCACCACGTGACCAAAGCGGCCGCGCATCTCTGTCTCGTAGTCATTCCAGACAACATCAGGCTTCGTCATAACGATTCTCGGCAGATGCGGATAGAAGGCTGCCTGTCGTGCGCACTCACGGGTGGCGCGTTCCCTGCGCCGTGCTCCCAGTGATTCCTCAGTGCGTAATTCAATCCTGCACTGCTCACCGTAACAGGCGGCAATCTGCTGCTGTGCGTCCTGCATAGCCAGCCGATGTAAACGCTGTGACTGCGTTTCATCAGGACGTGCAGAGTCCGCCGAAAGTTCGGTGAGGTTCATATCAGTGCCTTATTGGTGGGTTAAATCAGAATGGAATATCGGTGTCGTAATCAGGTTCGGTAGATTGACCACGCGACTGCTGCGGCCGACTCTGTTGCTGGCCGCTCTGCTTTGGTGGCAGGTCGATATCCCGCACGAGAATGGTTGGCGTTGAAACCTTGGTGCCGTCATCCTTTGTCCATTCTTCCAGAACGAACTCGCCGGTAACGGTGACCTTCGCGCCTCTCAGGATGCTTGCAGACAATTTCTCTGCCATCGCGCCGAACATCTTGCATTGCAGCCAGGACGTTTTCTCGTTGTCGCCAAAGCCTGATTTGGCCGGCAGGGAGAACGACGCGATGTGTTTTCCGTTTGGAGTAACGCGCAGAACGGCATCCTTGCCGACATTACCTGCGATTGTGAGCGTGTTGATTGGCATTATGCTGTGGCTCCTTCAAGCTCTGATTTCTTCATGTCGTAGACTTCCTTCGCTTTCGCCTGCTCCGGGGTGCCATCCAGCAGCTGCCAGGCTTTGGCGAATGACTGCTTCAGTTCTTCCGGGGTTTTCTTACTGAGCGCTGCTTCAGAGAAGGCAGCGAGGATATCAGCTGGTTTAGGCTTAGGCTTAGGCTTCTGCTGCTGAGGTGCTGAGGCTGACTGCTGGCGATGCTCGTTGGTATCAGCATCTTTTGAATCATCAATACCGAACAGGCCATTCAGGCAGTATTTACGGGCGTATGAGCTTGTTGCGCCGGTAATCTGAGCGTCATCCATGCCTTTCTTGTCGATGGCTTCACGGGCCATCGCAGAGGCGCTGTGCGTGGTCTCACCATCGGTAATCGTCGCTGTGGCTTTGACGTAATACCGATCGCCAATCAACACGATTTCGTCAGAGATAGACAGGAACAGGCCATTAAGCAGCGGCTTAACACCCTCAATAATGTCTTCACAGCTGCGGTAGTGATATTTGCCGAAGCTGTTGTACTGGCCTTTTGGTGCCTCCAGCGTGCGCTGTATCTCTGCCAGCCTGACGTAAAATTCCTTACTCATATCTGACTCCCATTCGCTCTGCCTGCTGCTCCGTACGGTAATCAGCAGCCGCATCCATTGCAGCCTGCTCATATGTCATTGGCTCAGCTAATTCGCCGAGCATGCCGCGCATCAGTGCGACAAATTCATCTTCTTTATGCTGCATGGCTTTTGAACCTCTTATTCCAGTCATCGTCCTGACAGTTGTGCCAACCCAGCGCAATCTCTGAAGCCCACGCATAGGCTTTATGCATGCCTTCCTGAGTATCCGGGAAAGCCTCTTCATACATCTTGTTGAAGTGGCTGCAGCCCTGCTGAACCAGAATGGTTCCGTTAACGGGGATTATGGTCATAGCGGATTTCCTTTCTGATTCAGGTTGTCGATAAGATTGCGCCAGCCAGTGCGGAGGCGGCGGGTAATGGTGTCGAGCAGTGATTCGTTTAGCTGAGCAGCGCCCACGATGGCGCCGCCCGCGATGGCATAGTTCATCGTGGGTTCCTTAATTCAGTGGTGGGTTAGTAGGAGATACGGATGGCGGTGACTTCGCCTTTGGCGATCGCCGTGATTGCGGTTCGCGCCTGCTCTTCGGTCAGGCCGACAGCGATGAGGTCAGCCAGCGCTTTGTTGTTCACTGCTTTGCGGTGCGCAACATCAGCTGCGCGGGCGGCGGCTTCATCAGCAATGCGTTTTTCTTCAGCCAGTCGAGCTGCTTCGGCTTCACCCGCTTTGCGTTGCTCAGCTTCGATAGCCGCTTGCTTTTCACGTTCAGCGCGCTCACGTGCTTCCTGCGCCTGCTTCTCAGCTCGCTCCTGCACTTCTCTGGCTTCGCGTTCTGCACGCTCCTGTGTGGCTTTAGTATCGGCCTCTGCCTTTTCCTTGGCAGCCTGCAGATCGGCTTCACGTTTGGCTGCCGTTTCACGTTCGCGCTGCGCTGCCTGCTCGGCTTCAATACGTGCCTGCTCGGCAGCCTGACGGCGAATTTCTTCTTCGTGAGCAATGCGCTGGCGCTCAGCTTCGGCTTTTGCTTCAGCTACGTCACGGTCGAATTTATCGTTAAGCAGCAGGGCGATTTCGTGGTCTGATTCGATTTGCGCTGCCAGCTTTTCAGCGGCAATGCGCGCCTCCTCTTCAGCCTTGATGCGTTCCTGCTCTGCCTCCCAGTCTGTTACTGGCTGGCGAGCCTTATCGCGCAGAGCATCGAGGCGATCGCGCACCGTCTTGCGATTAGCGTCGATGAGTTTTGGCACCTCTTTCAGCTCTGCAACCAAATCCTTACCCAAGCCATCCAGATATGATTTTGTCTGTGATACGCGATAAGCCAGGGAAGCGATCTCCTTTCTGCCCTTTACCGTGGTGACATCCGGCACAAAGGACATAACTTCACGCTCTACCTTCTGAAGAATCTCTTCAATCTGGTCGGCAGATTTAAAAACGGTGAGGGCATTCGCCTTCTCGATGACGACAAGATCCGTTGTTTCGCTCATGTGGTTTCCTTCAGGTAAAAAAATGCCGCCCTGATATTAGGCGGCTAGAGATTTAATTGAGTTTCGTTTACAATGGCTTTAGGTAAAAAACCAACCAACTCTATGTGTTGGGGAAGGTCTTGCAGTTGAATGCGCTTAGCATCATGGCTGTAGCCTCTGATCTCGTAACTTTATGGCCTGTATTCACAGTGATTCTAAAGGGGGCGATTATGCTAACAACATGTTCAGGTTTAGATCCGGTATTTTTGGTAGGTTGCGGGTGTGCGCTGCGGGTAAGCAAGCTACCGCCAAGATACTAGCAAGTTCTCGCAGGTCCCATTCAGCACAGTCCTCGTGAAGGGGAGTAGCACTACGCCCGCGCCAATTCTAAGCCTCGCATTAGCGGGGCTTTTTTCTATTTAAATTTAACTCCACGCTATCTGCCCAGCCAGCATAAGCAAAGCAATGAGCAGCGAGGCTATAGATTTACATGTGTTGCTAATGGGTGCCTCCGGGTATGAAAAAGGCCGCCTAAACAACCTTTGATGAGTGATTAATTTTTATCTGACCCTAAGTTCTTTCTTTGCTTCAAACACTAAACGAGATAGTAGTTTCTTAGAGGCAGCAAAGTCGTTGTTACTAGCATCAAAGCTGGTGATTGAATCTTCATCAAATGCCTCTCTATTTTTTTTTCGTTCCAACAAAAAGTCGTTAATTATATCAGCGGCATTCTTAGTCAGGGTAAATTCTGAGAGTTGCGATATTCTTTCAATCTCCTGTAAGTCCGCCCAATATTCAGAAATGAGCTGCTTTTCAACTTCAGGCTTGTGTCTATTAAAATCTTTGCTTTGGAGGTTTAATTTTTCTGATTCAATTTCAAGAAAATAGTCATCAGACTTCATTAGTCTGTAGCTTATCTCAATTGTTTCGGTAAAAGATTCAAGACGTTTTTCCCACCACTTCTCTTTATAAAATCTACCCACAGCAAATTTCGCGGCGAGAGAAGCTGCTACAACAGCTGTTAGTATGGGACCACCGATTTTTATCGAAAAATCAATTATTTCTGGCGAAAGAATAGACATAATTTCTCCTTTTTTTAGGAGTTTAAATCAACGGAATGCTTTTGCCACGTATCTTCTGTACTGCGTGAATTTGACGACCAGCTTCATTACTGACTCGCTGGTATTTGGTGCTAATGCGCAGAGCTGCCTCTTCACTCTTCTCACGCAGAGAAGGGGAGGAGACTGCCTTCTCGATGCGGCTGATGTGCTGTTGGCCTGCAACCTGCTCACGCTCAGCTGCACGTTTAGCCCTGCGGCGATTTCTGGCGTTATCAGAGACCAGAATGGTCATTACGATTGTCATGTGTACCTCCGGTAATTGGCTTAGGTGATTGGATGGCCGCAATAGGAATGCGGCAATATGCTGTTCTTTCGCTATATGCTTTTCCCGGCTGCGTCTTTCTGACTGTCTGTTCAGCCGCATTCATCCAATCCCAAAGCCAACTTCACTTTGGTTCCCCGCATTTCGGCGGAGACAAACCCCATCAATGTTAAAGAGCGACCCAACATCCTGTTGGTTAGTGCGTCCTGCTTATGGGGTTAACAATACTAGCGGTATTAATAAATAGCAATACCATGAGTATTAAAATAAATACCGTAAGTATTAATTGCGTGATTTTTAAGGGGATTTATTTTTGCTAAATGGGATTTGCAGACACAAAAAACCCGCTCAGAGGCGGGTTTATTCGTCTAATCAATTGGTACACTTTGCAGTAAGATTACAACATTTACATATCGGAATTATCGGGGAGCATAATTCTTTCGATGAGAGTGAGCGCCTTTTGATCACGAGTTGAGAAGTATTTAGGAGCATGGTTTGGTAGCCAAACTTTGTTGAAATGCTCTTTGAAATCAGCTAGATATTCGTTTGGGTAAAGCCTTGCAGGAAAAACTCTGCCGTCCGGATACTCATGATCATAAGTAGGGAACGTCTTAGGCTCGACACCACGATTTTCTCTGAGCCAATTTGAAAAAATCTTCCCTTGGGAGATGTCAGGAACCATTGCTTCAGGCAGTGTGTAACCAGCTTGTTCTAAAGGAGCTACAAGGTTGAAAGTTAACTCATTCAGTATCGAGAAGTGAGTATGAGGAACTTTACTGCGATTCACCATATATCGCTTCAAGTGAACAGGCAATTCTACCGGTGTTTTATCACCAGCCATCCATTCCCTAACCCACCTTGAAACCTGAACAGCAAATTTAGGGGAAAGCCATTGTGCAAGATTTATAGCAATATCAGGGTGCACCCAAGTGCCCTGATTCTCTGCTCTTCCACCTTTAAATGTTTGAATTAATTCCGATATGGGGATTCCCATATCGCTCGAAAGCTCCTTCATGAATTCATCTGTCGATTTCAGGCGACCATAATCAGCAATGTTTTTACCAACTGCCTGACACATGGCGGTGGCGTTAACATAGCCATCCTTCGACCTGATGTGGATGAGGCCACCATCAAATTGGCGTTCAATTAAAGATAATTGCATCTGAGACATGATTCACTCCAGTTTACCCTGGTAAACTTGAATCGCTTCAATCTATGCTGAATGCGCGCTGTGTGTACTTCTTCGGCAAGTGATACAAAACCTTTAATCAAACAGAGATTAAAGAATTAGCATTAAACCAATCGCATCTTCGTCTCAATCGCCACACCCAAAACCTTACAGTTACCGTTCACCGGCACCATGGGCCACTGCGGATTCAGGCCTTTGAGGTACTTCTGGCTGCCATCAATGATGAGCTTCTTAAATGTTGCTTCATTGTCGTCGGTAAGCTTTGCCACGACCAGGCTGCCATTCACCGCCTCACGTCCCGTATCGAACAGAACGTAGGTTCCTGCTGGGATGCTCAGCCCAATAGGAGCCGTCATCGAATCACCTTCTACCTGCAACCAGAAAGCATCTCCCTGCGTATGTGCGTCAGATTCAAGCCACATGTCGACATCCTTTATCGTGTACGGTTCACAGGCTTCATTCCATGCGCCAGCCTGAACCTTGCTTAAAACTGGGTAGCGTGCAGTTGGCTTATAGTCTCGAGGGTTTGAAACATTACCGTCTGCAGCGGAAGCATAGCTGCTGACTTCTTTTGCCAGCGAGGGGCTAAAGTCCGCAATAGAGCACTGGAGCATCTTTGCAAAGACTGAAGCCACAGATATGTTAAGCGGGTTCCTTCCATTCAGGTAATGACCGACGCCGCCCTGGGTAATGTCCAGAGCGTCAGCTATGTGCTGCTGCGTTAATCCCAGCGATTTCTTCTTTGACTCATATAGAGCTTTCAAACGCGTGGCGTCTGCAATCTGCTCTGAGGTCAGTTCACGTTTTTTTTCCATCCCCGGATTCTAATACCTAAGTTATTAAAAATTGAAATACCGCAAGTATTGATATATTTAATACTTGTAGTATTATTGGTTCATCGGTAATCACTCGGAGGAAACCGATGAAAAAGGTAACTCTCGCTGATTACGTCACGGAGAACGGGCAAGCAAAGGCCGCCGACATCCTCGGTGTTCACCAGACGGCAATCAGTAAAGCAGTAAGGGTAGGCCGGAGGATCTTCATTATCACGCTGCCAGATGGGCGTGTAGTAGCTGAAGAGCATCGACCTTTCCCAAGTAGCAAAACTGCCGCTGCATAAGCGGCACCGCTCTTTAAAACTCTGAAGCCGCTCCCACCGAAATGTCGGAGCAAAACCCAAGTGACTTGCTCACCGCAATGTCACGTAACTAATTAACTCAACGGAATATTACGAAATGGAACGCGCAAACAAACGCAACGAGGCGCTGAGAATCGAAAGCGCCTTACTCAATAAGATCTCGCTACTTGGCACTGAGAAGACAGCTGCTGCTGTTGGTGTCGATAAGGCGCAGATAAGCCGCTGGAAACGCGACTGGCTCCCTAAGTTCTCAATGCTGCTTGCAGTGCTGGAATGGGGCGTCGTGGATGAGGAGATGGCTCATTTGGCCAGGCAGGTGGCAAACATTCTCACCAAAGAAAAAGCCCCGAACTGCGGGAACAGTTTCGAGGCCTGATGCACGAAGCATACTGGATCAACGTACAGGAGTAATTATGAGTTCTTTATTATCGCTTTACAAGGCAAAAGAGAAAAACGGCACGGAAACAACAGTTAAGAAAACGTTTCTGGTTCCATTGGCTGAGCTCTACGTCGAGCCTGGCTACAACGTCCGTGAAATCGACCAAGAGCACGTTGTGGAATTTCGTGATGCGTTCATCGCTGGTGAGTTTGTGCCGCCTCTGGCGGTTCAGGTGACAGAGCAGGGTATCAAGATTATCGACGGCCACCACCGGTATTACGGCGCTAAAATGGCGTCAGAAGCCGGACACGAAATCCCTCGCCTTGAGTGCAAGGACTTCTCAGGCTCAGAAGCTGATCGCATCGCATTCATGGTCACCAGCTCGCAGGGTAAGGCTCTGTCTCCTCTGGAACGTGCAGCAGCATATCAGCGCCTGCTGAATCAGGGTTGGACGCCTGCAGAAATTGCCAAAAAGGTTAAGCGCTCACCGGCTGATGTGGATCAGCATCTTCAGCTGCTGGAATGTGGCGATGGCCTGATAGCCATGGTGAAGGCTGGCGAGGTGGCACCGACAACGGCTGTGGCGCTCTCACGTGAGCATGGCCCAAAAGCAGACGCTGTTGCACAGGCGCAAATGCAGAAGGCTAAAGCCGCTGGTAAAACGAAGCTGACGCGCTCAGCAGCCATTCCTCAGTTCAGCGCAACCAAAGCACGCCGCCTGGCTGAATTACTGGTTGATGCAGAGTTCGATCTGGATGGTGGTTTCGACAGCCTGATTCTCTCTCATGGCACCACTGAAGAGATAAAGCGGATTCTCACTGATTATCGCTCAGGCATTCCTTCTGACGGGGGCGGCGATGAATCTTGCGCATGACAACGTATCACCAATCAGGCCCGCTCTCAGGGCCGTGGAGCAACGTGTGGCAGATACAGACGATGGATACACGCGTCTGGCAAACGAGCTGTACGAAGAGCTGATAGGGGCCAACCTGACCAGGAATCAGGCAAAGGTTGCGCATGCTGTTTGCCGGAAGACATACGGCTTCAACAAGAAGATGGATCGCATTGCTGACAGTCAGATTAGCCAGATTACCAGGCTGCCAAGGCAGAAGGTAAACAAGGCAAAAAATGAGTTAATTCAGATGGGTGTTCTGGTCCGTGAGGGCATGCTAATCGGTCCGAATAAGAAACTCACAGAATGGCAAATTCCAGAGTGTCACCAGGATGGTGTCACTGTCACCAAATCAGTGACAAAAAGTGTCACCAAAACGGTGACAGGGTTGTCACCAAAACAGGGACACACAAAAGACACTGTTACAAAAGACAAGAAAGACATTAAAAATACGTCAGAGAATTCTGGCGAATCCTCCGACACACCCCTGAGTAATCTCCCGGCAATTCGTCCTGAAGCAGCAACCCACTCACCGAAAGGTGACAAGTGGGGAACTGCTGACGACCTGAAGGCAGCCGAGTGGATATTCAGCAAAGTGCAGATGGTCACCCCGACTGCACAGCAACCAAACTGGCCCGCCTGGGCTAACGACATCCGCCTGATGAGAGGCGCCCTTGAGGCAACGCATCACGATATCTGCGAAACCTTCAAGTGGGCAAACGCCGATCACTTCTGGCAGACCAATATCCTCAGCCCTGCAAAACTCCGCGCCAAGTGGGACACGCTCCGTGCGCAGATGAGCCAGCCAGGGCGTAACCGGCAGGCAGTCGCTCAGCAACCCGCTCAGCACTGGAACAGCCGCGAAGCCTGGGAGAATGAATTCCTATGAGAAATCTCGTATCAGCAATTCAGAACCGTGATGCAGGCGCACTGGCTCGCATTGCAGGAGATGGGCCGCGCCCGGTTGAGCGTGGAGTGCATGAAGACGTTGAACGCCTGGTAGACGCTTTGTTTTCGAACCTGAAGCAGGTATTCCCGGCGTCGGTCAGTACGGCCTGGCGCAACACGAACGACGAAGCAGCAGCGAAGCGACAGTGGATAGCCGCCTTTGCCGAGAACGGCATTCACAACAAGCAGCAGCTGTCAGCAGGCATGAAACTGGCCCGCGCCAGTGGGTCGCCGTTCCTGCCGTCGCCCGGACAGTTTATCGAGTGGTGCAAACAGGGCGAGCATCGCGCAGCCGGGCTGCCAGCCGATGAGGAAATGTATGACATGTTCCGCCTGTATTGCCGCGACCGGGGCATGTACGACAGCAGCGAGGATTTCCCCTGGGAAAGCCCGGCCTGCTTCCACATGGTGACTGCGGTCTACAACCAGATGCGCTCATTCAACCTGACGGATTCTGAATGCCGCAAACGGCTGGGCGATGAGCTGCGCAAGATGTCCCGCCGCATTGAAGCTGGCGAAGTCATCCCGCCGCCGCGCAAACAGATTCCTCAACTTCACATTCCGACCGGTAACGAAAAGGCACTGGACCACCTCGCCGACATTCGCCGCCGCTTTGGTCTGAAAGGTGGCCGTCATGACTGAGATGAACCGCATCCGCTTTGAGCGCCTGTATCGCAGCGTTCATGGTGACAGGCACAACCTGACCCGTTCACATCTTGGCTATCAGGATGCCGTAGTAGACCGGGCGTTTTTCTTCTGGCTAGAGGGCAGGGAGAGCGCAGCATGACACAGGTAACTCAACTGGTAATTAACACGCCGCTGATACGTCAGGCACGCAATATTCAGCTGGCAATCATCGACCTTGCGAAGAAGCGCGACCTGAAGCCTGAGCAGTTCCGGGCGCACCTGAACGCTATCGGCATGCTGGCGCGCGAAGCACACGACCTGATAGTCGATGCTGAGTATGAGCAGCAGGGCTCAAGGAGTCGCAAGTGAGCAACGTAATCCCTCTTAAGAAATCCACTTATATCCTGCCAGATGATGAGTTCGAATCACTCCTGCAGGAAGTCATTAATCACGGCCGCAAGTTCCATGACTTCAACTGCTACCAAGCGGTGATGCGCAAGGTGCTGGGCGACGCATTAAAGCGAGATCAACGCGATGGAGACACAACGCTACCTGTTGCGTGACAGCAACATCCGACAGAACTGCATCAGTGCCATCCAGCAACTTCCCGCCAATCCCGACAAACCTCTGCAGGTAACCATCCAGGAAGACACCAGAAGCCTTGCGCAGAATCGCATGCTTTGGGCCTGCCTGCATGACGTATCAAGTCAGGTGATCTGGTACGGGAAGAAACTCGACTCAGAGAGCTGGAAGCACATCTTCAGCGCCAGCCTGAAAGAGCAGGAGACTGTGCCGGGTATTAACGGAGGCTTTGTGGTGCTGGGCCTGTCGACAAGCAAAATGCGCGTCAGTGAGATGCGAGATTTAATTACCTTAATCCATGCCTTCGGTGCCGAGCAGAATGTCAGATTTAGCGACGAGTCAGCCCGGGCGGCAGAGTGGGCAGGGAGATTCGGTAAAACAGGATAAGCAAAATGATAAACGTTGTGAGTTTTTCTGGTGGCAGAACATCTGCATATCTTGTCTGGACGATGGAGAAAAAACGCGTTGCCGGTGAAGAGGTTCATTATCTGTTTATGGATACCGGCGCAGAACATCCAAACACATATCAATTCATTCGTGATGTCGTAAATAACTGGGGCATAGATCTGACATGCGTGAGAGTGCAGGTTAACCCAGAGCTGGGAAAAGGTAATGGCTATGAGGTCATTACTTTGGATGAAATTGGTCCAAATCTTAAGCCGTGGATAGACACCACTAGAAAATATGGCACACCTTATTTTGGCGGCGCGTTCTGCACGCGCACAATGAAAATCGAAGTTTGCGAGCGCTACTGCAAAGACCATTTTGCAGAATGTGAGTCCTGGCTTGGTATGCGAATAGATGAACAAACTCGTATCTGGGGTAGCAAAATATTTCCACTTCTTCGACGCCTTGGCTTTGAGAATATGCAGATGAGAGGGCTTTATATCGAACTGAGAGAAATGGAAGCTCCCGAGATGATCACATTATTGGAGAACCGGTACTTACTGGACACCGCCACCGCGTCTCGCATTGCCGACCGTGTTGTGAAAGTGAAAAAGAGTCGGCAGCGTTTTATGGCAGAAATATCCGATTATGAAAAACAGGATGTCCTTACGTTCTGGAAGAATCAGCCTTTCGACCTGAACCTTGAAGAGCATTTAGGCAATTGTGTTTTTTGCATAAAAAAAGGAGTCAATAAAGTGGCTCTGGCTTTGCGTGATGAACCTGAAATGGCCGAGCAATTCAAGAAGGTAATCCTGTCTGAAGATGTAAGGGTGGTTGGTCGCAGGCAGCAAGAAAACAAAATCATGTATCGAGATAGTCTCTCCTTAGAGGCAATCGAGCAAATGTACGCAAGTTATTCCCGAGACGAAATTGCTGCAACGATCAAAGGTAATAAGGCCTATGAAGCGGGTTCATGCTCTGAAAGTTGTGAAGCATTCATCGTTGATAGCGCTCAACTTGATTTATTCCCTATGGAGGCGGCATGAGTAAATTAACCACTGCAATTCTGGATGTGCTTTCTGATGGCGAATGGCACACCTCAAAAGAAATCACTGACCGTGCCTGTGCAAGGGCTTCAGCGAAGCGCAATAACGTTGCCGTCACTCTGCACGAAATGACCGATAGCAACAAGATTAAGCGCCAACAGTTCGGCAGTACTGACCACGATTACCAGTACCGCATGGGAACGGTCAGCGTTGGATTTGGCAGGAGCTACAACATGGCGATGCTGGATAGCCTGCTTTCAACGGTAAGGGGACATTATGAAATCGTGGTTCACTCATGATCCTGTAGACACCGAAACCGCCGCCGAACTCCTTTCCCGCTACGCCTCCCGCAACATCAAAACTCAGAAGACACTCTCAGCAGACCCACGGTTGTGGCTGGTGAGCGCGCTGCTGCCTGAATTCCGGGAAGAGCCGAAGCCGAGCCGGCAGTATAAAAACCCAATGTGGAGCTGAAGATGACAACGAAAGAACGCTGCTGCCGCTGCCACACCATCCTCACGTCAGAAGACAAATATTACTACGGGGCTAACTGCGAAACCTGTAACGAGGACTACCAGTATGCAGAGTACTTCGACTACTACCCAATCCGTTGCGCCTGGCGATACCTCCGCTATCAAGTGCGCTGGCTGTACAGCATGGCTCACCACGGAGGAAGTTTATTGCTGTGCTGCCTGCGTAGAGTAATGGGTAGAAAACGATCCGAACGGACTGATGGGAGTGGACGATGAGAAAAGTCAGGCGAAGATGTAAGAACGTGGATTGTCGCGAATGGTTTAACTCGGGTTTCTCAAATCAAACGTGGTGCTCACCAGAATGCGGAACCGTAATAGCACTGGCAAAGAGAGAGAAGGAACGGCATAAGGCGATACAGGAAGCAGAACGACGGCGAAAAGATGAAGCTCAGCAGGAAAAGCGCCACACCAAAATTCGCAAGTTAGCAGTAAAGCCCCTCAGTCACTTCCATAAGCAAACTCAGTCAGCTTTCAACGAATATATCCGCACTCGCGATGCCGCCGTTCCTTGCATCAGCTGCGGACGATTCCACGAAGGAAAATATGACGCCGGGCATTATCGAACTCGCGGCGCTTCACCGGCTACACGCTACGAAGAAACCAACTGCCATAAGCAGTGCGTACCCTGCAACCAGCACCTTTCCGGCAACATTGAAAACTACATGCCAAACCTGATTAAGAAAATCGGGCAGGCTGCTTTCGATCGGCTTATGGGTCCGCATGAGCAGAAGAAGTGGACGCGGGAAGAGCTGCAGGAGCTGGCTGCACGCTATCGGCAGAAAACCAGAGAGCTAATCAAGCAGAGGAGTTAAACACCATGAGTCTTGAAGCAACAGTAAAATATCATTTCCCAAAAACAG